GACCTACACGGGGGGCTTGCGCTCTCCATGTATTAATCTGTTCTTCCGTTCCTCGGGCTACTACATCATCACCATTGATGAGATAGGAGAGTTTATTGAATCCAGAATAAGAGACAATGTAATCATTTAGGAAACACAGGAGTGGGAAACTCAAAAGAGATCCCATCAACTGACCTGAAGTCTGAACTCCCTTCATCCCTTTCGGATAAAGGATTTCATGACTAGAACATTCCCATCGAACCCACTGTTTGGTAGGTTCATGTGTTATCTGAGACAATATGCCCTCAATGAGAGCATTTGTCACAGACATAGGGAAGTTGTCAGTCGCTGCCGTGTAATCACCAGAAAGCCATAACGCATCTTCATCAGATCGCATTTGGATTTCTTTGATCATCGTCTCTATACGATACACCCAAGGCAATGTATCATCCTGAAATGACTCATGCTCAGACCAAGGAGCTTTTACTCCATTGGTTAAACAGAATTGTGGTTGTTCTCCTAAAAAAGTCCATAAAGCCTTTTGGAAAGGCTGTAAGACTTTAGTAGAAGATTCAGCAGCTGTAATCATCCGAACCTTTAATGGTTCGGGAAGAGCAACTGCTTTAACCACAGGAGCATGAGAAGGAGGGTGACTAGGAAATTGTAAATCAAGACTCCAGTCAGAATCGCTACAAGGAAGGTTTATGTCATCGACATAAATATCCCATTGTAATGGTTCATGACTAGACTTGGAACATTTAATTCTCTTACGAGATATTTTTTGTATCCACGTGTCTTGGAAATTACGCTGATGATAATTAAAACGATCATCAATTTCCTTAATCATCCTATCAATCAGGTGATAAACATTACCATCTAGTTTATCAATTCGTAGAGAATTATCTCTGTTATCAAAAGCTTGATTCCATCGCACATTACTAGTCCAAGTGGCTCGATCAGCACAATGCTTTTCTTTCCACATTCGGATTTGTTGGGGCGAAGGAACATGTTTAATTTCACCTACTTGGCCTTTCTCTATCAAAAGAGGAAGAGTAATACGTCTCCAGACTGCCCAGGGTTCTTCAACATGAGTTGAATTATCTGTGCGTAAGTCTGAACCGTATTTACAGTTTGAAGTAAGAATAATAATGGGCGAAGTAAACTTCTGCCCTTTCTCACTCAATTCTGCCATAGGTAAAACAAAATCATTAACAGAAACAATATTCTCGAATTCGACAATGTCAGTTCTTGATCCATGATTTTGGCCAAAGTCATCCAAAATAACAATTGGTTGTCCAGTGTAACCATCCCAATGTTCAGTTGAACAGGAACGGGAATAGACTAAATCCTCTCTTTTCAGAGAAGGAAATAGTTTCCT